AAATGCTTTTTTAAAGTATCTGCTTGTTTCTTGTGGGTCTTAGATGCCTTTTCTAAACTTTTAATTACTTTCTTTACCTTGCGAACCATCAGGCTACCTCTTTCCAATTAGGTGTTTGACTGTCATCAATTTCTGACCAACCTGGTGTTTGACTGTCATCAATACTTGACCAATTCGCTGTCTGGCTATCATCGATAAGCCCCCAAACATTAACGCCACTCGTTGTACAAGCCGCTTCCACTCCTGATGGGAATACATTCGCATCCCCATCAAATTCCAACGTTCCAATAGATCCCGTAAGCGCATCCATTGTGACCGGAATTGTATTGCTTGTGATGGCTGTGGGTGTTCCGACTGCTGTTGTTCCTGCCACGCCTGTGACAGAGACTGTCGCTGTACCCGTGACCGAAACCGATCCCAGTGCTCCTGTGCCTTCCACACCAGTGACCGAAGTGCTTGCGTCAGCCGAGACCGTAACTGAACCAAGCGTTCCCGTACCAGCAACGCCCGTGGGACTGACATTTGCTTCGCCTGTGACCGTAACTGAACCAAGAGTACCAGCGCCTGATACCCCAGATACATCAACATTCGCATTAGCGGATACAGAAACCGAGCCAACAGCCCCTGTTCCCGCAACGCCTGTAACTGAAACATTAGCGTCTGCCGCAACCGAGACTGCGCCAACAGCCCCTGTTGCGCTAGGGACTGCTTCGCCATTACCCCACGTTCCGTCACCCCATCCATGAGATGACGAGTTCCATCCTTCAAAGGCAACCTTGACATCAGCCACACGTTATATCCTATGCAATCCTAATAATTGCGTTACTAGCATCTGCTGTTGGAAACTGAATAGTAAAGTCACCACTTGTAGACGTCTTGTCTGCGCCAAAGTCTAACGCACACACTGCCCTGTTAGCTGTTCCTGCGGTAGTAGAAGAATTATAAATTAACGCTCCTCTCGCAGTAATCGAGCTACTAGAAAATGTTGTATCAGCAAAATCTGTAAGTGCTGTAGTGCCAGAAGTGGTGGGGTCTACGTTGGTCAAAGTGTTCCCACCCGAAGTGTAGCCAGTTCCCGACACCTCGTTGGTTGTTGCAAAAGCAGTGGTGGATGCAGACAATGTTGCACTACTAGTAAACAAAGCAAGCTTAAATGTATTGCCAGTGCCTGTAGTAGTAGTTGTTCCGCCACCAGACCCGTTGTGAAAGTTGTGTATTCCCTGAAGTAGCTCTGACTTGAAAGAAGTACACATTGCTGTCGTAATCGCCATTACAGTCTCCTTAATATATCAGCAATGTCTGGATGACCCTGCTGAATAAACTCGTTCATAAGCGTTGTTCTATCGCTTTTAATCGCTTGTTTGATAATACCCAAAACCACATGGTAAATGCGACTTTTAAATGCCTCTGCTTGTTGCCTAACAATCGGATCTACAGAAGAAGATATGCCTACTATTTGTTCAACTGCTCGTTCAGCTAGTTCTTCTGGTGACAAACCACGATATTCCGTTGTTTTTACCACCACGTCTCCCATGTTAGATTTCACAGCTATTTCAAACATTATCTTCCTTTACTGATGTCATAACGGTACTCGTCCTTTGCACCGTAACCCTCACCCAAATCTTTTATTGCCGCTATAGCTTGACCAAAACGTTGCTCGTATTGAACAACTTCTTCAGGAACTTTCAAAAAAGTGGCGGCTTCTACTAAAGTTCCGTACAACAACGCATCTGGCGCGTTGGTTGACAACCATGTAGTACCGCTGTCCGCACCTGCAGTCAAAGACGCAGGACGATATTTATAGTGCAATTCAAAACTGTAACCACTATCTGGAGTGGGAGCTAAAATAAACGTGTTGTCATCAAATAACGCATAATACTTAGGAGTGCCTGTAGTGGAAGCGTTAGGGGTGTAAGCTCGCGCGAAAGAAACGTGCTTGAACAACAAATAAGAGTACTCGCTATCTTTTATTACAGCCAGACTATACGGCGCTAAAAAGTCACTAGGCGTCGATAAATAGGTACTGTTGTTGGTAGCGTTACCTGTGACGTTCTTTCTGAATACCGGAAGCTCTACGTTTTTTAAGATACGTTCTTCCGACTCTTTTATAAAAGTAGGAAGTTGTGTGTCAAACGTAGTTTCCGATGTTTCACAATAATCTTGTACTGCTGTTTTTAAAGTCGCGTATGTAAAACTCATGTTGTGCTCACCGTGACAGTTCCAACTTGACCAATGCCCCGAACTGGAATAAACGTGCTTTGAGTGATTAAAGGAACACCCACTACAACTACCGTAGGCTCTACACGGTCAGGTCTAGCATTGCGTAAAGCTTGCGGGTCGTCTGCGTTTGGTGGTGGATACAATTGAGGTTGTTTTGGTTCGAACTCATCTGGTCCGACCAAAGAACCGTTCCATTCGCGTTTCATCGAATTTAATTTGTAACGAAAACCAGACCTGTCTGATATTCCGTATGCGTATTTTCCTCTAGCAAATGCTCCCATTGTTACGACCTATAGGTTTCGTATGAGGGGCTTATGCGTAAAGAAGCACGATCTCTATCTTCGTCAAGAGCCCGTTGTAATTCTTCTTCGTAAATAGTTTTCAAAGCCCCCATGAGTTGTGGGTTTCGTTTCATTGACAAGTAATACGCTAAACCTGCAGTCAAACAAGGATAAAACCTAAAAGGAACTTCTGCTGTGTTCGTATATGCGTCCGCATCGTCAATTCTAGTTAGCCTGTTAAATTTAACAATATCCGTATCGTTGTCTGGGGCGGGCCAAATTTGTAAGACAGGCGTTATCTGCCTGTTTAAAAAAAATTGATTTGGTCTACCCGATTGGGACTTATTCGGAATGTTAAGAAAACTTGAGCGACTTACTCTTTGGATTTCAAAATCAGTGCTGTCTCGGGTAACGACTGCTGACAAAATATCTATTGTAGACTGCACGTTCGTTAAATCGACAGCCGCGGCTAGGGTGCTTGACGCACCGCTGGTCCCACCAGAAATGGTTTCTCCGCTGGAAAACGTTCCAGAAGGAATTGTAATAGCCAAAGTAGTGCTAGAAGGTTTACTGGTAACGCTGGCTGTTGCTGCGCTGGTGCCCCCAGTAAGAGTTTCTCCCACAGAAAAACTAGCAGAAGAACCCACAGTCATTGTTAAAGTTCCACCAGGGTAATCTCTAATACCCGTAGCTAAAGTTATGGATACTTCTTCAATAGTCCATTGATTTAATCCACGGTTGGCCCAATCAGCAAACAGTAAATTTAGAGAACGTTTGGCGCTTCTTAAATCGTAACCAGTACGAACTTCTAAACCGCAACGTTCAAACGCTTCTTCGACGTACTCAGCAACGTCCAATTCAAAATCTTTGCTTCCACTTGTGGCCATTATTTTTTCTTCCTGCGACGGCGCGGTTTGCGAACAGGTTTTTCAGGAGAGTAAAGATTATCAAAAACCTTGTTAACGTCCAACGTGTAATCTAACTCGCTTTTTGAGTAATGGATGTGCTGAGAAGGCTTAAAGTCAGGAGCGCCTTCGCCAGTAGAAAACCACGCTGGATGTGTGACTCGCACCCTGTTGTTCGGCAATGCTACGATATTACCCGTCCATTTACCTGCATCTAACAATTCCAGTACATGCGATTGTTTGTGTTGAGCCGGGTCATCGGCTATCTCATTTTCAGCGTAATCAACTGTAAAATAGTACTTTGCCGGGTAAAACTCGCCATCTATTTTAGCAATCCAGGGGCAAGGGGTAGCTCGATCTAAAACATAAACCGAGTGGTTATGAGACGAACAATCCCAAGGTTGCGCTGCCCAAACAGGCATCGGTTCGGGCCAACCTTCGTAGTCCGAATCAGCAATTAAACCGGTAATCGGCATTCTAGCCCACATTGCGCCACCGTGTACGTTTTCATCATCTGTATCAACTTCTGCCCCTGTAAATATAATTTGAAAGGACAAGCAACGAGTAGGCATTGTTGTAACAGCCACAGCCATACCATGAATAAACTCGCCATGATATTTTTCATGGTTGTGCGTATATTCCCGCCGCACCCAACATTTAAAGTACGGGATGTTTGACTGTAAATACGCCATTTACTGCTATGGCGTTATTTTTTTAACCGCACCACCTTTATTCATCATGGGCTTGTTCTTTGTGCCGCCTTTGTTCATCATCTGGCCTTTTTTAACCGCACCACCTTTATTCATCATGGTCTTCTTGACAGGGCTATTTTTGTTTTGCATCTGGCCTTTTTTGACAGCACCGCCCTTATTCATCATGCGCTTCTTTTTTGTGCCGCCCTTGTTTTTTTGTTTCCTAACGGCTGCGTTACCTATGTTTACTCTTGAACCCGGCATAACTACCTCACGTATACGTTGTTACTTTACGACGGTCGTTTAGCACTGCGCCGCACCCTTTTGCAATCTCCTGCCGTACACCGCCGCCACGAGACATATTTCTCACTGTTGCTTTTTTCGTGTTTTTGACAACAGTTTTACCTTTTGACCCTTCTCGTTTTTTCTTTTTTGCCGTGGCCGCTCGTTCTGACTTACTTAACGAACGTGCTTTAGCTAAAGGAAGACACCGGTCTGGGTTTTTTTTGTCTTTGGAGGTGCCACAGTCACCAACAATATTCCCGCTGCTGTCAATTCGCACCCATTTTTGATCACGCCATTTTTTTAACTCACCCATTACGTTTTTTCCTTTTAGATTTTTTTGCGTAATTGGGGTCTTTGCAATACTTAGAAGCTGCCATGTTTGCATAAGCAGACGGGTAGGTATCAAAAGTGCGTTTTGCCCACGCCTTTCCAGCAGGACAAATTTTGCTTCCTTTACTTTTTTTAGAAGCTCCGCCACCCTTCCTATAATAGGTCAGTCCTTTTGGCATAGAGGCGCGATTCATCTACCACGCCTCACACGACCAATAACGCGCCGTGAACTTATCTTTCGCGGTATCGCAATTATGGCGGGCTCTAAAACTCTTCCTACGTTTGGGCTGGTTTTTTTTAATGGTCATGTCAGGGTCGCCAAAACGAACCATCTTAATTTGATCACCTTTTTTTGCTAAAACTACAGACTTTTTGGAGCCACTTTTTGAACGTTTTGGTTGGTTATACCCGGAAAACGTTTCGCCACGATATTCTATTCGGCCAGAGGGAAGTCGTTTAACGTTTTTAACGGTTGCCATTAATCAAACCCTTTTCTCATATACAAAATTATTGTGTATGTGTCTCCGTCACTTGCTCCCACTGTAGTAAAGTTGATATCGCCAGTTTTTCCACTACCAGCGTTGTTAGTCAGACCACCAAAAATGCTGTAATCGTGATCGCCGCTTTGGTTTTCACCCAGTTCTATCATGAAAACGTCAGTAGAAGCATCGAATAACAACTGTGTTTTCATGCCAATACATTGCCACCAGATTCTATCAACTGTCACGCTTGTGCAAGTATCTCCGTCAGCACTATCTGCTAATGCAGAAACATCAACTTTTGTAACAGCCGACTCTCCAGTTCCATCGGAAATGTTAGTGAACTTCATTACAGCAAACTTTGGACCGTCTACAAGAGTTTGTGAAGTTACTGCATCAGCCATAAGTTACTCCTTGATTTCACCTCGAAGGACCATAGCTTTGTACTCCGCGCTGCCCACAGGGGGCAAAGTAGACGCTTTTTTCGTGGTCTTCTTAACCGCAGGTTTTTTAGCAGCAGCCTTCTTCTCAGTAGATTTTTTTGTAGTCGCCATTTACAACCCTTATCGGTTTTGTGCAGCAAATAGATAATCAATAGTAGCCGATTTAGTGCCCGTTGCAGAACCCGAAAGTTCCATCGCACCAATAGCCAGATTTTCATCGTCCGGTATGTTATCCGTGTGCGTAGCAACTAAATTTCTGTTTACAAAAAACTCTACAGAACCTGTACCTTTCACATGGAATCCTAACGTCACGTAAGTATCGTCAGCTATGTCTACTCCAGAATCAGTAGTAGTGGCTGTACCGTCTTTTTCCGTAACACAATCGATGTTAGTGTCACCATCATCAACCTGGAACACAATACGATCAGCAGCCGTAAGCATAGCCTCTGGATTCGTCGCAAAGTTCACAGTCAAACCTACACACAAATCAATCGCGCTGCCTTCTGAATCACCAACTTTAATTTTGGTTTCAAACCAAACGTCGCGGCTAGTAGACAATGCAAATATCTCATTGCCCTGTACAGAAGCCCCGTCGTTATCTGTGGTTGCTTGTGAGGTAAGAACTAACGTACCACTTTCGGCGTCTGCGCCTAAAGCAGCGGTAGCACTGCTGTCTTTGACAACAGTCCAGTCGTTTGTGTTGTCCAAAGCAACCCCAGTAAAATCGTCCATATAGACAACGTAATCTGGGTTTTTATCGATAGGTAGGTTTTCAAACCATTTGCGATTGCCGTCTTTTCCGGCAAACAGAATAGGACCAGTAAAATGGGTAGCCATGTGTTTCTCCTGTCGTGGCTAGTGTCAGTCTCCCCATGAGACTGTCAGGATCATTGAAGAATACCTTTTAAACGGGCAAAAAGAAAGGGCGACGTGCGCCCTTTCCATAGTAAACAAAGTTTACTTTATGCGCCCGGAGTTCCGAACACGGCCCTCCAATCAGACACCCCGAAAGAGTACCTTTCTCGTGCCTTGAAACGCATATTTCCGGTGTCAAAGTCACCTTCCATAGCTGTTTTAATTGGAGTTCTTTGGAACAACTTGAAGCCGTTAGGCGCATCCGTCTTGATGAAGAAAGCATCAGTATCCGTGAGGAAGTGATTAACTACTGCACCGTCAGGTAGCATACCCATTGACTTGTTGGCGTTAATATCATTATCCGCCGTTCCGGGTCGCAGATTGGAGTTCAATACTCTTTCTGCAATGAATTGAAGCTCTTTAGGAATAATTAATTTC